TCGCCATACTAAGCCTCCACCACTTCGCCACTGATTGCCATGGTGCATTCGTATTTGGTAAGTTCTCCGCGTGCTGGCAGTCGCTTGTAGTTTTTGATTAGCACATCAAAGGTGCTGGTTTTAGTGCCGCCCCACGTCACTACCATTTCAGTGGTTACCCCTTTGCGGCTCAGCAGGGCGTCGGTTCCGGTGCTGGTGGTATCATCGTAGAAACCTTTTAGCGTGATATCGGCACCTCGGTACAAACCAGTGGCCAGATATTCAGCCCAGCTCTTGCCAAAGCCGTGTGATTCCTCAGTTTCCGCTGAGATGTCAAGGCCGTTAAACTCGAGCACGTCTGCCGAGATGTCCTGCAGCTCCCCAAGGCCTCCTTCCCCATCCTTGATTTCGATTTTTAAACTGTCGCTACCATATTTAGCCATTGTCAGCCTCCTGTTTTAATTTCTTTTTATTGCTACCATTATTTTTATTGTGGATGTGGTGCCGGTGCCGGTAAATGCCCTACTTACCCTCACGTAGCGGCTCACAGCTCCGGCTACAGTCTTACGTTCTGCTGTTGGTACTTCCGTTACAGCAGTAAAGGTTGCCAGAGTTGCCCACGCCTCACCGTCATCACTATCCTCGACAGTAATAACACAATCGGTATCGAGGGCGTCGAGGGTTATTGCGCTTACCTGTAGATAGAGAGTTGCTCCGGCTGCCGTACCTGAGCCGTTGTCAACATCATCCGAACTGCCGTCAGCGGTTAACTGGGCATGTGGTTGGATGATTATGCCCTCCTCGACTATCCCATTGCCCTGATAATCCACTTTGGCCTTGTGCAACTCGCCACGGGTAGCGATACGGTTGTAGTTAGTCTGTAGCGCCCCTGACCAGTTAACACATGATTTGCCAGCCGTATTACCAGCCAAACCGTAACTTACTATGCGGCTAACTCCGGATTTGCCAGAGAGAGCAGCGTTCATATTGGCTGAAGCGTCATCAAAATAACCACTTTGGGTTAAGGTGGCTGTCATCAGCCCTGTAGAGACTTGTTTTACCCAAGCCTCGCTGAAGCCATGTGACTCTTCTGTCGCTACCTCGATACTGTCCGATAGTTCGGTGCTTGACCCTAACAGGTCATAACCGTCTATCAGTAAAAATCCAACGTCATCACTGCCATATTTGCCCATTATGACCCTCCAAAATCAAAACCCTCATAATCCTGTATATCCAGATATGAGTTAAATCCGATGTATGCTTGCCCTGCATGGGTTAGTATCACCGGCACAGTTGGATCTCCGCCCCTCAGGGTTGACCAGGCTACAGCGCCATTAACTGTGGCGCTTTTGTCGAACGTGTCCTTAAATGCAAACCAGAGAGCTGTAGCGATGTCAGCGTTTTTAGTGTTATCCGGAGAAGCCTTAGCCACCATCACCTGCAGGTTAATTCTTACCATCTGCTCACGGCTGCCAAACCCCAGTGTTCTTTCTGATTCGGTCAGAGCCCCAATTACAGCCGGTAAATCAGTTACGGCTTGGGTAGGTGCACCCCAGAAAAACCGATTGATCTGGACTGTGGCCGGTGTGGTTATTTTGACGGCCTTAACCAAGGTTCCGAGATTTGTTTTAAAAGTTGAAAAATCCATTAGAATTTATCCTCAATGCTTTTTGCCATGTTGTTTAACAGCCGAGGCAAGTCTTCTTCTACCTTTTGTTTTGCAGCTGCCATAAAAAACCGTCCTTTTACGCCCCTCTCCCTGATACCCTCGGCAATAACTCTGGCTGGCTCTGGGTGGCCGACTGCTTTCCGCCATCTCGCAATCTGGCCAATAATCTCTTCTACTGGAGTTCCGGATGGACGGCCAAGCTCAATTGATTCCTGTCTTGCCTTTGGCATAGCGCTGTACACTCTGGCCGACATCGGGTTTATCTCTCTTGATATCGACCTTACAGCTATGCCTGCGCCGCCATCTATGCCCATTACAGCGGTTTTAACAGCGATACTGGAAGCTTCCTCTAATACTTCTTTTAACCCCTCTGTTGTCATTCCTGAGCGGTTAAGGCGCTCATCCAGTTCGTCCATGCCTATAATTACTTCACTCATCTGTAACCTACCAGCTGGTAATTGTCAGTTAATTGCCTGATTATTGATTGTGCGTCAGTGCTGGCCTCGATGGTTTCCCCGAGCTCCTGTATTCTTCTGGTTGCTCTGGGAGTTTCGAGCCGGAGTATTGCCGTCAGGTGTATTGTTGCCTTTTTAATTGCCTCTGGCACAGCTGGCCAGCCGTATTTAGCAGTAATCTCGACCATTTGCCCTTTTGATAGATGTGAGTCAAAGTAAATGCGTGTATATGGCTGTGGTTCCGGCTCAACAGGTGCGTTAAACGGCAATAACTTATAATTGGTTGTGGCGGTCTCATACACGCCATCGCCGTCATAATCAAATTTGACAGTTACGGGAGCCTCGGACATGTCAGTAACCCATAATGTCCTGGTAGTAGATGGCGCCATGTAGATTCGAGCCACAGCTGACGCATCTTTATTAAAAAACCGTCCAAGCTTGCCTTCGAGGTAGCGTGAGATTGCCTTCAGGTCGGACAGGATTTCAGTGTCGTCTTTAGTATCGGTTTTGTCTATTACTCCTCGGTATTCAGCGGCTGTTGCGTAGGCATCTGTTAAAGCCATCTCATCCTCCAAAATTAAAGGGCGGGTTAGTTATTCCCGCCCCAGCCAATTGTGCGTAATTGGGTTTTTGCTTTCATCCCGCTTCCCGCATAGGCTGGGGCAGGTGTATTCAGTTTTCCTTTGCTATCCGGTTGGCCCTACGACTATGAAGTCGAATTGGCCGGTTTTTGTGGCGCCTCCGTTAGCTATGGTTATGATGATTTTTTCTCCTGCCAGGTATATTGGTCCGGTGACCGGTGTGCCTTCGCTCGCGTATAACAGGGCAGCGCCTGCGGTGCTATGGAGCGCCTGTTGTGGTGCTATGGTTTTTGAGGCATTAACGTCATCCTCATCCCAGACGTCGATGCCGGTTTCGGTTACGAGGTCAAAGTCGACGCCGTCTGTGTATCCTCCGGTGGTGGGTTTCGTGTAGATCACGTTCACCAGTTTTCCGGTAAATGTGCCAACTTCTACTTCGGCTGCGCCCTCGGCATCGGTGGTTACGGTTTTAGTTATTTTATAAACGTTCATGCTTTGTCCTTATTACGCAGCGATTATGCCTGCACCGCGAAGGGCGGCAAGAATATCGTTAAACTTTCCGCGTTCAGCCGCAGAAAATACTGCTTCTGTTTCGCTTATGTCTGCGATGGCTGCCGCCTGTGTACCGTTGGCTTTTATTATCCCGCCGGTTTTGACGTTGATTATCCCGCCGGATTCGACGGTTATCTTGCCGCCGGAGGCGACAACTATCTCATCTCCGCCGTCCTGTCCTGCTGGTTTATATACTTTTGGTTGTGTCATCTGTCATCCCTCCTATGCCGTGCCTGCGTCAGGGCTGATTACAATTTTGCCGCCGACAGCTGTATCTTTTGCCACTGCCTTGGTTCGGGCTTTGTATTTAATCGCATAAATGCTTTCGAGGGTGGAGATGGTGCCGCGTGTGCAATGCAATCTCAGGTAGCGCTGTTTGGGGCGGAAGATGTCAATACAAATGGTGGGTGCTGCTACTAATGCAAGCTGTTTTGTGCCTTCCAGGTCGGTTGGATTATCGCCAAAGGCTTTCTCGCTGTCATACTGGACCTTGGCATAATTAGTTGTTGCATGGCCGGTGCCGAAGGTGGTCACAAACATCACTCCATCAAATCCAGCCATATCGATGCCGTCGGATTCTACGGCGGTTGTGGCGGCAGTTTGATGTGCTTTTATGTGTTCTACTTTTATCTCGTTTAAAAGATTTTTATACATGCGCCTTTCTCCTTTTCGCCCGGGTTGTTTGCCGGGCTGCGTTTTCCGGTTCGGGTTTTATGGCGACCTCGACGGCCTGGCCGGTTTTAATCAGCCGTATGGCCGTGGCTTTGTCGATTTCTATGATCTGCCCGGGGAGAGCAGACCATCTCTCCCCGGCGATCGAGGTTAGCATTTTAACCTGCACTATCCAGCCGCCTGCGCCAAGTATTTGATCGGGTTGGTTCCAGCGTCGAGCAGTATCGAGTCATGGCGGTGGAACATCAGGAACCATACCTGCAGATATTCTGCACCACGTTCAAGCAGTTGGAGCATGGTCATGTTGTTTACATCGCGGAGTACGAATTTTGAGAAATCTCCAAAGTAAACGGTTTTTTCATTGGCTGCTGGTGCTGGCATAGATGCGGCCACAGCGTAGCGGTATCCGAGTATGGTGTCCGGCTCTTTGGTTGCTACACCAGGAACCCATAGCGGGCGGCCTTCGCCATCTTTAAGTTTCTTGATGCCTTTCAGGGCGCCGTCGGAGAGCAGAAATTCGCCATTCACACGGTAAGCTGCATTTACGCTGTGCTCGAGGTCAATCAGCTCATCATAGGTGATGGCGGTTACAGAAGCTGCGGTTACTCCAGCAGCGGCTACATTCTCGAGCCCCTCAGGCTGGTTTGAGCCGTCTCCCTCGATGTGGTAGGTGCCTTCTATGCGGCCAATTCTCTCAGCTGCCATTTTGGCTATCCAGTTTTCCATGTCGGTATAGGTGCAGTCCTGCAAAAACTGGAGGCTGGCTTTGATTATCTTGGAGCTGAAGGTATAAGCCTTGAGTACTTTGGAGCCGAACGTCATTGCGGCTGCAGCGGCGTCGCTGTTTTCACCAAGCAGTTCGCCCGAGTTGCCAGTATCGTTAGAGGTGGGCATGTTAATATCGTTGCCGGTGTTGGTGCGCATGATGGTGGCGCGGGTTTTGCGGATGCCATCATAGGGCAGCATAGCGGTTTCGATTTTGTTTACCAGCTCCTCTGCTACGAGGTACCCACCGGCGCTGTCTGAACCGGCTGCAAGCTGGCGGGTCTCAGTTCCACTTGACATACGGGTTGCCATGTATTTGCGCTGTTCAGGGTTGAGCCCTGCAGTTCCGTTTACCAGCCATGACCGGAAAGCCTCACGCTCAAACTTAATGCGCTCTTCAGGGGATATTTCGCTATTACCCCTTGACTCTCCGAACTGCTTATCACCGGCGAGGAGACCTGTTGACTGGCGCATTTCTGCGTCCAACTGTTCCTGCCGTTCGATACGGTC